ATATGTCAGTATGTTATTGCAACACCTAGAAGAAGAAAAAGAAAGAGCAAAACAAAATGGCTGAGATGAACGCCGTCACTGAACAACTAAAACATAACAGTGAACAACAACAAGAAGACGCAAAAGAGAACCGCGAAGTTCTTAGTAAAATTGTCGGCAAATTTGCTGAGATGTTCAAACGTGATGACCGTAGTAAACTTGATGCACTTGAATCCCAAAGGGATAAAGATAAAAAGGCAAAAGAAACACTTGCACCATTAGCAAAGGTCAGTGCTAAAGATATTCTGTCTCCAAGCGGAATACTTGGTGTTGCGGGTGCGGGTGCAGTCGGGGCTATTGTTGGTCTTGCATCAGCCTATGCAAACTTCTATAAAGATTTGTTTCAAAGAATCGCTGGTGGTGATAAGAATGGTAAGAAAGGATTCTTTGGTCTTATGAGAACACGGATTCTCGCACCATTCAAAAATTTCATGATTGGGTTTACCAAGATTGGAGCTGAGATAAATGCTGGTGTGAAAGGTCTAAAAGAACTCAAAGTTTCAGACTTTACCACTAAAATGGCTAAACTAGGTGCAACACTAAGATTGTCACTCGCTGGTGGTATTCTCAAACCGTTTGGTGATTTGGTTCGTGGAATAATTGAGCCATTCAAATTCTTGAGAGAAAATTTCAAATCTTTCGGGGTTGATAAAAATCCTGTTATACGAGCAATCTCTAATTTTGTTGGAGTGTTTGGCCGCTTTCTTGGTTTCTTTGTTGGAATAATTGGTAGAGTATTCTCAGCGCCATTTGTTTTTGCATTTAATTTCGTTAAAGAACTGATTACTGGTGAGGGTGATATTGGACAAAGAATTGTCACCGGCCTCCTAGAAGGTGTTCGAGGTGTCATCAACTTCTTTATCTTTGACTTCGTTGAAATCATAACAGGTGGGTTAAGAAAAGTATCTGAATATTTCGACTTTGAATTTGGTGTAAAAGTTGCAGATGCTTTTGATAAAACTATTGGAAAAATAGGTGATGCATTCAACGAAGCGTTTGACCTTTTGACAGGATTTGTCTTGGGTGAAGATTTGAATGAATTAGCAAATAATTCACCAACTCTTCAAGCGTTTGTAGAATGGCTTAAACTTGGTTGGTTGAGAGACGGAGTTGCAGAACTTTTTTCCTTTGCTGACAATTATGTAAAAGAAAGTATCATTCCAAAAGTAAAGAGTATTTTTGACTTCGTTGGTGAACTATTCGACAGATTGGTTCAAAACGTAAAAAGCTTTATAAAAGACAAACTTGGAATAACAGACGCCGGTGAAGTGCAAGGCAATGCTTTTCAAGATGTAAATCAAGCTGATTTGTCTGATGAACAACGCAAGTTCTTAGAACAAAGAAATCAAGCACTACAGAAAATTAAAGAAGAAAACCTACAGGGTGATGCATTGAAGTCACGTCTCGATGCAATCAATAAGTTGGCAACAGAACAAGGTGTTGCAGGAATGAACTATGTGGACAATAGCACTGGTGCAATTTATCAGTCAGCAAACTCATTTATTCAAGACTACTCGGCTGCAACCGACGATACCGACAAGAAGCCTAATTAAAAAAGGGTGACCGAAGCCACCCTTTCTCATCATCCATAGGAGAATGAATCCTAGTCTTCCGCAGCGAGTTTCGCGAAGTAAGACAGTGTGTCATCATCGTCATCGGTTGATGCGATGGCAGGTTCAGGCGCAGACTGAATGACTTGCGGTTCTGTTGCTTTTGGTTCAACAGTCTCGGCAGTCTGTGTCAGTGCTTCGTTCTTGACAGTTGCACCACCACCTGTTGCTTGACCCAGAACAGTTTCGAGACGTGCTTTCAACTCATCATAGGTTTTGTAACTTGATGCATCGGTGAACTCAGTGACCTCGTGCAACTGATTGTAGGTTGCTTCGAGTTTGGTCTCATCGGCATCGAACAACGCAGCGGGTGCTTTGAACTCTGACTTGTCATAGTTACGATATCCTGCAACGTTACGAATCTTCAGTTGGAAGTTCGCACCAGCCCAGAAGTCAAACGGATTGATTGGTGTTTCGCCAGGAAACTCTGGTTGCATCTTGTCCATAACCTTATCAAAGATTTTCTTACCATAGTCATACAGGAATACCTTACCCTCATTCTGAGGATTGGCAGGGTCACTGATAACAATGATGTTAGAGACGTGATGCAGACGGCGTTTCTGTTTACGCGCAGTTTCTTTGTCTTCCTCGATACCAGAGTTCCAAAGACGTGAGTTGTATTCACTCACAGGGTCATTGTTACCCAGAGTAGTCAGAGACTTCTCAACATACCATTGACCAGTCGGGCCTTTGAAGAAGTGGTCGAAGTAACGAACCCACGGGAGTTCCTGACCTTCGACAGCAGGAAGAAAACGAATCTCTGCGTATCCGTTACCAGCGTCATCGACAGTTGGTTTCCAGAAACGTAGGTCTTCATATTTGTTTTTGGTTTGTTTTGTGCCAGACATTTCTTGGGCAGCAGATGCCAGTTTAGAAATATCAGGACGATTAGATTTTAGATTTGCAAAAGACATTTGTATTCTCCGTATATTTGCGTATTATGTGTATTCATTGTATCATAATATAGTGTATTTGTCAATACATTTATTTATTCGGATAAGGATTTTGAGTTACCCTTATCCAGATAATTGAGTTTCATTGCTTCCATCTCAATTCTCTGCTTAATTGATGTGGAGAGATATTTCTTCACATCTTCAACCTCTATCGTATTTTCTAGACAGAGGTGAATTACAGCGTCCATATAGGACAGACTGTTTCGTTTAACGGTGTCCTCAATCATACGAGAGAACTTCTTCTTACTTAGAAAGTTTGCCTCCTCGTTTGAGTCAGAGTCAACACCACCAATAATTAAATCAACCTTCAAGTTCTTCTTTCAACTCCTTAGACCACATACCAACATCATCATACCAGACACCGACTGTGCGTTTCACTTCACCGTATTCATCATAAGCTTTCGCAAGACAACGATATTTAATTTTACTCTCACGGTCTTCTCCATAACGAAAGTCTAACCAGACACCACTAGTCAAATATTTTTTCATATTATAGATGTAGACTTCAAGGTCTTTGTATTGGGCTCTCTCAGTATACTTACTAGATTTCTTGAGATGCCTAATACCTTTTAGTTCCAACTCACAGGACTTAATCCATTGCTTCACTTTCTTCCAATGAAGGTAATGGTCTTCAGGAAGGTCACGAATACTCTCGTGAACTCCCATCCGACCATCGTGACCTCGTGCTGCCCGTGCTTTCGCAAGACGTTCAGACGCAGCCTTCTTCTGTTCCGCAGTGAGTTTTCTCTTTGCCATACACTATATAGTGTCGAAAGTTTGCAAAGTATTTACACGGAAAGAACGCCACCCCTCTACATCAAGGTCATAAACACGAACAACTTCTTTTTTATCTTGAAGATGTTTTCTCCTGTCAGGGTCACCATCAGGACGAGGAATGTAATCCTCTTTCAGTGTAGCTCGCATGTTGCGAACTTGACCATCTTTCACTTTGATGAAAGACAGACGAACAATTCCATTTTCTAATTGTTCGATTATATTATCATATGTTAAATCAATTCCAGTCATTGTCATATCCTACTGTGTCTTGATAAGAGTTGGTAACACCAATCTCATCGAAATAATCTTTTGTGTCATTCCAATACAGAACGTCACGGTTATCATAGTCACCTTCGAACAGGTCTTCAGCAACTTTCTTTTTACGGCGGTCAATCATTATGCACACTCCTTCCACCAATCAGGTTCATCACGATTTGTCCATTTAGCAAATGAACGTTTCTCATTCAAGTAGTAGAAGCGATATGCATCTACTGGGTCTTCGCGTTTGCAATAGTCAGGCATTGCTTGAGCGAATTTCGTCAATCCCACTTTGGGGATGTTCTTAGGTATGTTGAGTAGTATATCAGATAAACGAGTATCTGTCAAGTGATATTTTCCATACCGATGTGTATATTCTTTACACGCACTACGAAAGTGACGATACAACCAGAAGTAGTTATCATCAGACTCACGCAACCAGATATTTGATGGGTGGTTGACATGAGATGCCTTGTAGAGTTGATTGTCAAGTGTTGGATGTTTCCAACGAGCAATCTTACGGCCATTCACAGTCTTACCATAATAGTGTTCACCATCAAGCACACGATGTGCGGTTGACATTAGTTGAGCATACTCGACAATCATCTTGACAACATGTTTGTCAAGCATCATCTGGGCTGCCTTGATAGGGTCATTGTCTAGGTGAAAGATATTCATTTCGGTAAGCACCCCACAATATGTTTGACGGTATCGACTTCCTTGAGAATCTCATAGGCATTCACACAGTGATTATAACTGGTGAACTCCACGACTTCGACACTACCTGTCATCGTAAATAAAACTAGAAAATACATCATACCAAATTCTCAATCTCTTTTAATACATCAGCAACTTCTTGAAAGGTCAAATGACCAATCACATCATCAGCGATAGTTGTATTGTAACACAAGTTTCCATTAATGTCAAGCACCGCGACTTCGAAAAGTCCATCGGTGTTGCCATACGAACTCTGATTACAAATCACAGATGCACCGTATCCATTATCAAAAGTATATGTATTCTGATACTGATTACGTTTCCTTATCGACACATGACTTACATTACGCTCCGACTGCATTGTAGTAACCCTCCGCTTGAACACGAAACTTAGCTTCATTCATAATCTGTTCTTTGACGAACAACTCTGAGCCTGTGAACCACGCACACGCATCCTGCATGTCGTTGAACTCAGCAATCGGAATGACCGTATCAATCGGGTCTTTCCAGTTGTCCATGCCTTCTGTGAGAGTGTCAAACTTCTCACGGAGAACATCAATACGTTCATCAGTAGCAAATGTCAATAACGCCATTACAGAACCTCCACAACCATTTTGATAAAGTCTTCTAGGGGCATATCAACTTCCCAGTCTTTTAGACCCTCAACCGTAACATAGTCACGGCGGTCACTGCCAGGCCCATCAAGGACACTAGTGAGTGTGACAGTCTTCTCAACCGAACCCGCAACAGGCTCCCATGCATTCACAACAATTTGTTTACCAATCAATTCCATAATCTTTTATCCTTTCGACTATACTTGATTATTACATATCTCGCGGAATTTGTCAAGCAAAAAATACTCATTAGTGTGAATATATTGTTCGAACTCGTAAACCTCTTGACCAAACGCCTTACGCTCTTTACAGTTCTCGCGATACATCTCACGAAGGAAAAGTTCAAAATTCATCAGTCTACCTTTCTAATAATTCCACTTAGAGAACCCATGACGAGCATCAAACTTCAACATCGTTCTTCCACTGCCACGCTTATCACTCCTGTAATTAGCAATCTGCACCTTCAAATGATTAGACTTATCCCAGTCTTTATTCTTCCGTGCCACTCTCAGTTCTGTATTAAGCCTCTTCCAGATACGCTCATTGGCTGCTTTACGCTCCGCCTCTATACTCTTTAGAAGGTCTCGCTTATTCTTCCACTCATGCCATATATAAAACATCAGTTCACCTCACGAAACTGATAGAGGAACATCTCTGCGTCACGCAAGTGCATGAACCCTTCGATATATGTTTCCTGTTGAAACGGATAGACCCTGACTTCCCACAGTCCGTCTTTAGTCTGACCCAAAAATTCTACCATAGTTTCAGTATGCATCGTTCATATCCTCTCCAAATTCTTCAATCAAAGCATCGTGTTCAGGCGTTCCTGCATAATACTCACAGAAACTATCTACACAGTGGCCACTGATATCGTTGTCTTCACCACAATAGTCACACTGTCCATAATCAAATTCATCCATAATGTATTCCTCTCTCAATCTCTATATACATATTACGACAAAAAACATCTTTTGTCAAGTGTTTTTTTCATATAAATAGAAGAAAAGGAGACTGACATGTCTGACGAATTATTTGATTTTGGGTTTACCCTTGTAGATGAGAACGAACTGGAAGCAGTCCAGACTGCCACCGCACAGGTCGCATCAGTGTCCTCTAACGTGGAAGAGACCCAAGAGAAACTCAATAAACTCTATAATGCAATCCAACCGTTGTTGAACAACCTGAAGTTGAATCCTGAAAAGGAATACATCCTATGGCCTAATCGCACGGAGAAGATTGAACAGTTCGAAGACCATATTCAATCAATCTATCAAGGCGATAAGTAATGTTTCTCAATCAATACCAACCGTTTGCGTATGACTCAAAGGGTAATATTAGGTCTAATTATCTAGAGAGTTTGTGGAAAAATAATACATTCGAAACACTGGAAGAGAATGTAAAAAAAGTTTACAAATCACGATTGACTGGCAAAGAAATCGCATATCTTTCTACAGAGGCATCAATCTTAGATACATTGATGATTATGAAAAAGTTTGAGAACGTCCTGATAGTTTCTACATATGATAATGAAAATGTCAGATTGACCAATGAAGAATATACGCCTGTCAGAAGTTATGGTCACCACTTCTTACCGATTATTCACAAGTTAAATGGAAGTGAATATGGTTTGTATGTGGCAAATACTAATACATCAGAAAATATGTTCACGAAACTCTATGATGTATACGGTGTCAATAAGATTAATATATCAGACGGATATGTATTAGATAATAATAAAGTAAAAATTGACAGCAGTGTTAAGTTTGATGCTATTATTCTAATAAACGCAAAGGGTATGAAGAAGGGAAAGTATCAAGCTAAAAATGTAAAGAAAGCTTTTGCTCCATACGGAACGGAAGATTTTGTATTGATTGATTTGTTCGGGGGGAGTGAAAGAACTCTTCAACCTACTAAAAACACAACAGAAGATACATTCAGTAAAATTGCATCCATACATAGAAGTAATGACAAATTTTATAATAACATCTCAAATCAATTGAAACAAGTATATAAGGTCTATTAGTATGAGTCAAGAGTTACATATCTATACAGGTGAAGATGATAAAATCGACCTAGTAAATTTCAACGACCTTGGGATGTGTTATATTAATCTTGCTGATGAAATCGAACAATACTTTGTTGATAACTGGGAAAATCTCGGCGAATCTATAAATTACCCTGATGTGTATAAAGTAGCTGCTGGTGGTATATTCCAAAATGGCGTGTTCATGAATAATCTTTTATACAAAATGGGTAAAAGAAATGTTTTGTTTGTAACAAACTATAACGATTCTGATATGAGTGATGGTTTTTTACTTAGTGACATATCTGGTGTGACAAATCCTAGCGCTACGAAAGCTAATCTTGGCGAACTTTGGACACCTATGGTTAAACATTTTGGAGCTTTTGTAAAATTCACATCCGCTTTTAAACCTAATGATATGAGTTTGGTAAAATATCTACACGGTAGATATGGTGTTCCCGCAACTAATTGTAATGAGAAATACGAACTAGGTATGACTGATTGGGAGATTGAAACTCCATCTTCAAAATACGATGTTGTTATATTGTCGGGTATTCCAAATCCTAGTGGTCAGGTTCATAGCGCGGAAGATATTAAATCAGTCTTCGCGCCATACTGCACCGACGATTTTATTCTTTTTGATATGTTTGAATCTGAACAATCTAGACTAGACTATGTTAAGTTGTGGCCCAATTTTGATGTAGACGAATTGAAAAGAATTGGGTCTGAGAGAACTCAAAGAATCGAAGGTGATAAATTAGACTTTATAGAGGAATGTAGAACTATAAATACTTACAGTCTAACTTCTGAAAGAATTGAAGAATCGACCCAAGCTTTCAACAGAATTAGTGATATTTTGTTTGAATATTATGTGGATATTTTTTAATGTTATCATTTAACCAATTCCAATATATCGAAGAGGGTGTTAACGACCCTGCAATCTTCAAGGCAGTATTCCTTGCGGGTGGGCCTGGGTCTGGTAAATCTTTTATCGTAGGTAAGACTGGTCTTCCGCAACTTGGTTTCCGTGTTGTCAACTCTGACGATGCGTTTGAGGTCATGATGAAGAAGGCGGGTAAGGCAATGACCTCTGACGAGATTTTCTCTGATGAGGGTCAAGCGATTCGTGGTAGAGCAAAAGCACAGACCAGACTGAAACAAGACATATACATGAAGGGTCGCCTTGGTTTAGTTATTGATGGAACTGGTAAAGACGTAAATAAAATCATCAAACAAGCAAAAGAACTACAAGACTTAGGGTATGACACTAAGATGATTCTCGTGAATACCGACATTGAGACCGCAATCAAGAGAGACTCACAGAGAACACGTTCACTTGGTAAGAAGAAGGTTACCGAATACTGGAACACCGTTCAGAAGAATATTGGTGGGCTACAAACTGTTTTTGGTAAGAAAAACTTTATGATAGTAGATAACTCAGAGGGCAAGGACTATCAGAAAGAAACTCTTCGTGCATATCGTGATGTGAAGAAGTTTATAAGTAAAGACCCTGAGAACCCACTCGCCAAGAAGTGGATTAAACAAGAAAAAGAGAAGCGCGGTATTACTCGTTAACCGTCAAGTGGATTTGGTCGCCACGAGGCTTTTCTGTAACTAACACTCATCTTTTCCAACTTACCTTCAAGGGTTACAACTCGTCTCTCTAAGTCTTCGATACGTTCTTTGTCGGTCAACATGACCTCACGAGACTCACTAATCTTCCGACCCATATAATCCCAATAACTCTCACGCTTCATAACCAACTCTTCCTAGTCGGTGAAGAAGACTCGCAATCTTACGAGACTCTTCGTCATCCAAACTATTACCATAGTTGTGCATATACACTTGTAGTGCTTTACGGATTGTCGCATAGTCATCTGGAGCAAAGACTGCACGAGGTCTTAAATTATCCGACATTAGTCTTGCCGTTCAAAGTATTGAATACCTTCAGCAAGAATCAGAAAGATACCCGCTAGAAGACCAAGCCATGTGAAGTTGACAATATTAGTGCCAACTAATGCGCCGCCAATACAGACACCAACCATGTTAGATGCTGGTGTTTCGAAGAATGTTTTTACTTTATTCCAATATTCCATATTCTAATCCTCGATGTAGATGATTTTGGAATTCTGAACAACAACCAACTTGTCACCTTTGACGAAGTTGTTGACACGCTTGTAGTAAGCGATGTCGGTGTTAGACAGACGGTCAAGGGAGAACCCTTCGTTCAGTCTGAAAAGACGATAGGTGTTGTTGTCGGCAGAAAGTTCAGGATGAACGTCCTGAAGGACTTGTTCGATTGTTACAGTTTCACTCATTATATGCTCCATGTTTGGTGAACGCACAGGGACTTGAACCCCGAACCTACAGCTTAGAAGGCTGTTGCTCTATCCAGTTGAGCTATGCGTCCTCGATTGTTTTTATATAATAACACAATCGGTTGTCAAAGTCAAGACTTTTTTTTAGTCACTACGTTTATTTTTACATTATCTGGGACAGGAAACTTGATATCACTATGGTTATGATACAGATGGAACTGGACTTTTTTGAATTCATTAAACATACCAACCCACACATGTCTCCAATTATCGTTCAGTCGAACCGTATTTGGTGTTGAACGGTCTGATTCCAATAACAAGTCCGTGAAACTCTCTAGGTTCATATCGAAGATACTATCGAAACCGTAGATGTGAACCTCTGTTGCCTTCATCTTTTTGCAAGCGTAGTGAACCGCAAAATGACCACAGTTGAAATTAGTGGCCGCCTGACCTTTGGATTGACCTTCTCGTGCTGCATACTCTGGAACTTCAAGATGAAAACCCTTGATAAGATGTGAGTATTTCATGTAGAATGTTCCGCTTTGTTCCATCCAAATCTTTGGACGATTACCCAGAACCCAATCATACATGTCAAGTTTGATATGACCTTCTTGTAGTGCCATCATCATCTTGAAGTCAACCATACAGGTCGCCCAGACTTCCTTACGAGGAATTGCAAACGGTGGCATATTACATATTAATAGTTTGCCCTTTGTCCCTCTCTGGAACATACCAGCGCTAGGGCCATTTCCTAATACGTTAACTCTCATTCATAGTCTCCATATCCGAACATCTCAATCTCATCACTATACTTTTCTGTAATCCATTTCTTCATGTGAGGTTGAATCAAATCGTTACTATTTCTGATTCCCATCAGGTGCTTAAAACTTTTATTTTTATGAATACCCAAGTCGAGTTCGAACCCCAGATAATCATTTAGAATATGTATATCGTTTTTTAAGTTCTCAAACTTCATAACTGTGTCTGTCTCTTTGACCCATGTTGATAACGGGTGGACAAAGATGTGAGACCATTGTTTCTCATGTTCTTCCTTCAACCAGTATTCGAAGTTGAAGTCATTCAAATAGTCTCCATCCTTCTCCCACGCAGGGCCGTCCTTCATCACCCGATACAGAAACGCACCCATCAATCTATCCCACGGGTTTCGTATCACTGCAAAGATTTTGTAGTCACACCATCTCTCATCACGTTTCTCAAGAAGATGTCTCTCAAGGTGATGGGGATATTGTGCGAGGTCATGACTCTCCCGATGCGTTATCTTCTCAGAATGAAATGCAGGAGACCCGTCATTCTCACCCTTGAGACTTCGTATTCGTTCTGCGACTGCCTTACCTCTACCGATATAATAGTCGTTACCAAGAGTTCTTTCCAGTTCACCCTTGATGGTTGTTCCCGCAGATTTGGGAACATGGATGAACCCCATTTGTTTAGTCGATGAGAGAAACATGTTTCCTATTCTCTAAGTGTTGTTCTTCAATGGCATCTTTGGACTGACCCATATAACGAACCGCATGGTGCTTCTCAATCATATAGTCATTGATTGATTGGTCTGCGTAGTTTGTGGTTCTCCACAACTCACCTAGAATACGACCAAACTTACCCTTACCGTCTTTATGTGTTTTCAAAACAATACCGCCTTCATCATCCAACAAACCAGTCAGAAAGTCCTTTGCGGCAAGACCATATTTCTTTTCTTCTAAGTCGCGAGTTCTCGATTCAGGAGTGTCGATACCATACATCCGAATACGTTGCTTACGCATCCACACACCAAAGCCGAGGTCGATATCAACGTCAACTGTGTCGCCGTCAATAATCTTCACGACATTACATCTATATTCATACATTCATTTGTTTCCTTATTGCTTGATTACCTTTTTCACCTGTATGGTGAACAATTAGTGGCTTCCTCACTGCGATACCATCTTGATAGTCGATACGCAATGTATTATATGTGTGAGGTAATGGATTTATATATGCAAGTTTTTTCAACTCATCTCCACCCATCATAAAGTAGAGAACCTCTTGGTCACCCTGCACTGGATTACTAACACAGTTACTTGCCCAGTCCCCAAGTATTGTGGGTGTTCCTTCAATCAGAACAACACCAGAATTATACCATTTACCCATCTCATTCCTTCGAGCAGTCCACGGTCTATCCTCTACCATACCAAGTTTGTTTGGTTCAGACAGGTCAAAGATATGTTCTATATTCCCTTTGATTTCACAATCAGTATCAATCCAACAAACCTTGTCAACATCTCTGAGACGTGAGGTTGTCAGTATCGCACGGGGTTTCTTGAACCAACCCTTTTCCTGCGATTTGATAGGAATGATATGATACATGGATATGTGACTCAACATCTCTTCGGACATACCGAAGTCAGCAATGATGAGGCGACCTTCATTGTGTCGTTCAAAGTTATGAATGAACCACGGGAGTTGCCACTCTGTGTTGATATCACATCCAGTTAGAAATACTTCACGCATCGATAATCTTATACTCCGTCTTCCAGTTATGTTTTGCAAGACAACCTTCTTCTACCTGAATCGTGGTGAAACTATCTTGTGCCTCTGCACAGAATGGATAGTATTCCTGTAACCACGGAAAAGTATCTAGGTTCAGATACACATCAGTTGGTTTCGCGAACTTAGGTGCAGCCTCTACTAGCTTCTTCGCGCCTGCGGGCGTGACCATGTATGCGTGTGCGCCTGGGAAGTATCGTTTGGTGGTCAGAGTATTTACACCTAAATTCTGTGGAATATTGAACCGACCATATGATGGCGCACCAATGTTCATCGCATACTGAAATGGTTGGGTTGGGAGGGGTGCGGTGATGACCGCATCGTGTTCAAAGATTGCGTAGGTCTCTTTACCTGATGCACATTCTTTCCACAACGAATAGTGTGACAGGAATGCAGAGATACAATTTAGATTACGAGAGTATCTCTCGTCAAATGCGCTTGGTGGAATACGTTCACGTTCTAGTAGTTCGAGTGGTTCGTCATTAGGTGTTATGGCACGAAACCATTCTACAGTCACACCGTGTTTTTTACCTGACGCAATACATCGTTCTGCGACATCGATACTCGATGAATTGTTGATTAGTGTAATTACTTTTGCTTTCATGACGTTGTGGTTGAGACCAACCCCCTCTGAATAGTTGTATAGTAAGGATAGACCACTTGCATCCACGGAAAGAACTGTCTGTTCATGATTGCATCATTGGGCCACATTCCAATACTCTCTGTCATTTTTAATACTTTCTTTGCACCTTTTGGTGTAATTATATATGCAGAATTTCCAGCGAGTCCGTGAGGATAGTTGTCCTCAAGGTCTGGAACTGGTTGTAACCCCATACGCGAACTGACCTTCGAATGAAACAAACTCGCCTTTCGAGTTGCACCACGAGGGTCATTGAGTCCTACTATACCACCTTTGAACCCATCTGTCAAGTCCGAAAATCTAAACTTGCGAGTGAAGAGTGCATCATGTTCCAGAACCATAATCGGTTCGTCAAGGTCGATTGACTTCTGCCATAGACGCATGTGACTCACCATACACGCAATACGATTCTGTAGGTCTGCGGTCTGATAGTGTTGAAGGTATAGTCCTGTCGCAAAGTCCATACCATCTTGACTTGGTTTGGTTGGATATGTCCAATCAAGTTTCAACCACATATCTTCTTCGAGAGACTCTGGTGTAGTCGCACGAAAGATTATCGGTTCAAGGTCTGAACCTGTATCATCGATAGACTTGACCACGCGATTAGATGCATCACGAGAGTCACGGTCATCAAGAAGAGTGATTATGTAGGCTTGCATCAACATCTAATACCATTTCCCAATCTTTTGCTGAGTATGCACCACCATTATAAGAGGTGTGATAATAATCATACGGTTCAGAGAGAATCTGATACCAACCCTCTTCAGCGCCCCTAAGTTTCTCTTCGTTATATAGTCGTTCTACTAACTTACAGTCCCATATACGTTGTGGGTGAATAATCATTGCGTCATTTATAAAGAAACTTGAATACTCATTATCATTACAAATACGATGATGTTGTAAGTTTGTTGCAGCGCTTCTTGTATTGAAACCAAGAGGCATTTCCTCTTCCCAAGACTTTTTTATTAATTCTTCCCAGTCAACTTGGTCAGACACAATCGTTTCGAAACGAGCCCGAATAACAATATCTGTTTGAATATTCTTCATTATATGATTATGAATCAAAATTTGTTTGTGCCAATGAGGAGAAACTCGTTTCACATATTCCAC